TTTTTACAAGTAAGAGATATTTATATTTTAAGTGGTAATACCAAATGCCCATTAAGATATATGACACCATCACAAATGGATCAAATAAAAGGAACATCAACAACTGGACTTCCATCTAGTTATACAATTTTAGGAGATACATTTAGATTTTCTCCAAAACCTGATTCAACTTACACAGCTTACATAAATTATTACAAAGCCTTTGATGAACTTTCAGACACAAATACAACAAATTATATTTTAACTACTCACCCAGCAATTTATTTGTATGGTTCTTTATTTCATGCTGCTAACTTTTTAGGTGGTATCAATCCTCAACAAGTTCAAACTTGGCAATCCATGTTTGCAACTGCTATGGAAAGACTTGAACAAAACGATAGAGAAGATCAATTTAGTGGTTCTCCTTTACAAGTAAGATCAGAAGATACAGTAAGAAGTGCTTTCTCTAATAATTATTCAACAACAAATACTTAGAATATTATGCAAATACCTTTTGGCGAATGGTTGCCAGACCAACCAGATCATTTAAATCCAGGTGCTACTGTTGCAACAAATGTGTATCATGCACAATCAAGTTACAAACCAGTTAAAGGTTTAGTTGCTTATAGTGGTGCATCTAATGTAACACAAAATGCTAAAGGTGCTGGTAGTTTTAGAGATAATACGAACACAGTATTTACTTTTGTTGGAACGAAAGACAATATTTATAAATTAACATCTGGTACTTTTGCTAGTGTAAAAGGAAGTTTAACCATATCAGGTGGTGATACAGATTTTTTTACCTTTACACAGTTTGGTCAATATGTAGTTGCAAGTAATGGAGTTAATCCTCCAATGTATTACGAAATGGGTACTTCAACTAACTTTGCAACACTACAATCCCTAGCAACATCTAGTGGTTTAGGAACAGTACCAGCTAAATTTAAAACTTCAGGTGTTATAAGAGATTTCTTGGTAACTGGTAATATAGAGGGTGCAAAGAACAGAGTAGCTTGGTCAGGTTTAAATGACATAAGCACTTGGGAAGCTGGAGTAAAATCTAGTGATACTCAAGACTTACCAGGTTCTGGTGGTCAAGTAGTAGCCATAACCTCTGGTGAGGTTGGTTATGTTTTCAGAGAAGATCAAATTATTCGTATGGACTTTGTGGGTGGGAATGTAGTGTTCCGATTCTCAGTTATCTCTCCAAATAGAGGTGCTGTTTATGGACAAACAGTTTGCCAAGACAACAGACAAGTTTTCTTTTACGCATCAGATGGATTTTTTCAAATCAATGGCGACCAAATTTTGCCGATAGGAGCTGAGAAAGTAAATAGATTTTTTGATGGTGATTTAAACAAAGCATACACAGATAGAATTACAGCAGCAGTAGATCCATTCAATACTTTAGCGATTTGGTTATATCCAAGTAAAGATAATCCAAATACTACTGGAATTTGTGATAAACTACTGATATACAATTATGTAACTCAAAAGTGGTCAGTTGCTAAAGTTAAAGCATCACAAATCTTTAAACAATTCGTAGTAGCAAACACAGTTGAGTTAATGGATATTATTTCTGAGAACTTAGAAGATATTAACATTTCTCTTGATACAGCATATTGGACAACAGGACATTTATATCTTGGTGCAATAGATGAAAATTTTAAAGCAGCAATATTTTCTGGAAAAACTTTAGAAGCTGAACTTGAAACAAAAGAACAAGAGTTGTTTCCAGGTCTTAGAGCAAATGTAACTAGCATTAGACCAATTGTAGATGCAAGTGCAAATGTAACTATTAAAACTAGAGATAAATTAGCAGATACTGTTACTACCTCTACATCCAGTTCAATGAATGACACAGGCATAAATCCTGTAAGACAAAGTGGTAGATATTTTAGAGCTAATGTAAAAATACCAGCAGAAACTATTTGGACTAATGCACAAGGAATAGACTTAACTGCAAGTCAAGGTGGATCAAGATAATGAGTGATAAGATTGATATAGACAACATTAGATATTCAATTGAAACACAAGAGTTTTTTCAAAGACAAGTGGAAGAAGCTGTAAATACATTAATTAATAAAAACAATACTGAAAGCGATAAGGCTTTTAGTTGGTTTATGAATTAGGAGCAACATGACAACAAACATAAAAGATTATTCAACTACACAAGCAAGTAACACATCACTAAATTCTATTGATGTAGATGAGGGTATGCTACCTAGTAATTTAAATAATGCTATTAGAGCATTAATGAAGAATACTAGAGATTGGTTCAATGATGCACAATGGATTGAGTATGGTGATGGTGATGCTAGTGTAACTTATGCTTATGCGTCAGCTACATCTTTCACAATCGCTGGTGCAGATGTAACTTCTGTTTATCATGCTGGAAGAAGAATTAAATTAACAGCTTCTACTCCTGGTACAATTTTTGGAACAATCTCAAGCTCATCTTTTTCTACAAACACAACAGTCAATGTTACATGGGATAGTGGTAACTTATCAAATGAAGCTATTACTACAGTTTATATTGGTGCTTTATCTAAAACAAATGATTCTATACCTACAGGAATTGCTGCAACTAAAATTGCAGATGGATCAATTTCAAATACAGAATTTCAATACTTAAATGGAGTATCAAGTGCTATCCAAACTCAATTAGATGCTAAACAAGCAACTATTACAGGATCAGCTTCTACTATTGATACTGAAAGTTTAACTGCTGACAGAGCAGTAATATCTAATGGCTCACAGAAGATTGCAGTATCAGATGTAACCTCAACAGAATTAGGTTACTTAGATGGTGTAACAAGTGCAGTACAAACACAAATAGATTCAAAACAAGCAACCATAACTGGTGGTGCATCAACTATAGCATCATCTGACTTAACTGCCTCAAGAGCATTACAATCAAATGGTTCAGGTAAAGTAGAGGTTAGTGATGTAACAACAACTGAGCTTGGTTATCTTGATGGAGTATCATCTGCAATTCAAACTCAGCTAGACGCAAAACAAACAAGTGATGCACAATTAACTGATATTGCTGGACTAACACCAACTGATAGTAATTTTATTGTTGGTGATGGATCAAACTTTGTAACAGAGTCTGGTGCTACTGCTAGAACATCTTTAGGATTAGGTTCAATTGCTACACAAGCTGCAAACAATGTTTCAATATCTGGTGGAGCAGTAACAGGACTTGGTTCTCCATCTGCTAGTTCAGATGCAGCTACTAAAAATTATGTAGATCAAGCTGTTGCTGGACTTAGAACTAGAACGATAGCCGAATGTGCAACAACTGCAAATGTTAATTTATCAAATGGCTTAGAAGCTGGTGATACTATTGATGGTGTTACCCTTGTTGCTGGTGATAGAGTTTTAGTTAAAGATCAAAGCACAGATAGTGAAAATGGATTATACTTAGCAGTATCAAGTGGTGCTGCATCAAGAGATCCTGAGCATGATAGTATTACAGAATTATCTGGTGGAATGGTTGTAGTTAATCAGGGAACTGCAAACGATAATAAAATATTTTTATGTACTACTGATAATACAGGATCAGTTGGCTCAACTTCAATTACTTATACTGTAGTTACACCTAGTAACACAGGAACAGTTACTTCTGTTGGAGTAGCTGATAGTGGAGCATCTGAATTTACAGTTGGTAGCTCACCAGTAACATCTAGTGGAAATATCACACTAGCTGTTAATTCTATTGCACACACTAAAATTTCAGGACTAGGAACTGCAGCAACACAAACTGTTGGAACAAGTGCAAACAATGTAGTTCAATTAAATGGATCAGCTCAACTTCCAGCTGTGGATGGAAGTAATTTAACAAACTTACCAGGAGCAAGTGCTGGATTTGCAGTTGCTATGGCAATCGCCCTGTAATTAATAAAAGGAAAAAATAATGGCACAAGATTTTGAAAGAGTTTTAAAAACAAGTATAGGCACATCGGCTACAGAAGTTAGAGCAGCAGCTAATAGTGATGATGCAATTATTGGTATGAGATTTGCTAATAAATCAGCATCAGCAGTTACAGTTAGTGCTACTGTTAAAAACTCAAGCACAAGTTATTATTTGATAAAAGATGCACCAATCCCAGCTGGGAGTTCTTTGGAACTTATAGATGGTGGAGCAAAAGTAGTTTTACAATCAGGAGATAGTGTTGAAGCATTATCAGATACAGCAAGTGCTGTGGACTGCATTTTATCAGTAGTAGATTCAATTAGTACATAAGGATTACATAAATGAGTTATATCGGAAATCAACCAGCAGAAAGTTATAGTGCTTTTCAAAAGCAAGACTTCACTACAAGTGCGACTACATCTTACACACTTGATCATCCTGTTGCTAATCAAAATGAATTAGCTTTGTTTATAAATTTTGTAAGACAAGAGCCTACAACTGCATACTCTGCAACTGGTACAAGTTTAACTTTAACAAGTGCTACATCTGCATCAGATGATATGTACTGTGTGTTTTTAGGTAAAGCTGTTCAAACAGTTAATCCACCAAATAGTTCTGTTGGAATATCACAGCTATCAGCTACTGGTACAAAAGACAGCACAACATTTTTAAGAGGCGACAATACATTTGCTAGTGCTGGTGGAACTAACACTCCAGCTTTTGTAGCATATTTATCAGCTAATCAAACTATATCACATGATACTGAAACAAAAGTTGCATTTAATACAGAAGATTTTGATACTGATAATGCTTATGATAATTCAACAAACTATCGTTTTACTCCTCAAACAGCTGGAAAATATTTTGTGTATGGAAATGTAAATGGATATATAGGTACTTCAAACATTAACAGTAACAGAGCTATACTTAAAAAAAATGGTTCAACTATAAAATATGTAAATCAAGATTATAGAAATAATCCTGTAAAAAGTGCTGATACAACAATTTCCATTGTAGTAGATATGAATGGCAGTTCTGATTATATAGAGCTTTTTACTTTAATGGAATATTCATCATCTGCAACTGTTCAAGTTTTAGGAAATAGTAATAGACAATCATCTTTCGGAGCATACAAAATTATAACTTAGGATAAATTATGGCAATAACAAAAATACAATCTGAAAGTCTTAACCTAGCAGACACTTACGATTTCACAGGAACTGTAACTGGTGCTGGTGGTGTTAATACTCCAGCTTTTTTAGCATATCCATCAAGCGATCAAAGTATAGCTAATGCAACTCAAGTTGTTGTGGCATTTAATACAGAAGTTTTTGATACAGATAATTGTTACGACACATCTACTTATAGATTTACACCAAATGTTGCTGGTAAATATTTTGTTTATGCTCAAACTGCATCAAATAATACTGATGATTTTGAGGCTTGGGAAACACAAATTTATAAAAATGGTACAAGTGGTACAGCTCTTGCGTTTGCTGGAGTAAGACATGAAAATAAAGATGGTATGCACAGTTCAGTAGTTGTGGATATGAATGGTTCATCTGATTATTTAACAGTTACTTGTTATCAAAATAGAGGTCAAGCAACCAATTTAAGAGGAGCAAGATATTGGTCTTTTTTTGGAGCATACAGAATTATAGAATAAGGAGGTAAAACTATGGCACAACTAAGTACAAAAATAAAAGAATACTGCAAAGCTAATGGAGTTAGTAATGTAGATTTTTTAAATGATGTTAAGTTGCAAGACGACAGTAATGGTCAAGGTGCGTATATCAAAGAATGGAATCTTGATATTGCTAGACCAACTGACGAACAATTAGCATCTTATGAAACTGCTGCAAATACTGCTGAAGCTAATGCTCAAGTAGATGCAACAAGAAGAAGCCAATATGGTTCTTGGGGAGATCAGTTAGATGAAATCTACCATGACATTGAGGCTTGGAAAACAAGAATACAAACAATCAAGGATAATAATCCAAAAGGATAATTAATGGCGTATATAGGTAAGACACCAGTATTAGGAAACTTTGTAAAGCTAGACGCAATAAGTGTAGTTAATGGTCAAGCAGCATACACTATGCAAAATGGTGGTGTGAACTTTACTAGCTATGACAATGTTAATCAGTTCCTAGTAAGTCTAAATGGAATTTTACAATCTCCTACAGATAGTTTTACAGTAAGTGGTTCTACACTTACTTTTGCATCAAATCTTTCTACAGGAGATGTTATAGATTTTGTAATGGTATTGGGTAACACCTTAGATGTAGGTACTCCTTCAGATAATACAGTTTCACTTGCAAAATTAACAGCAACAGGAACTAAAGATGCTACAACCTTTTTAAGAGGAGATAATACTTTTGCAGCAGCTGGTTCTCCAAGCATAGATGACAATGGAGATGCAACAGCAATTACTATTGATAGTGATGAAAAAGTATTAATTAATAAAACTTCTGCTGGTTCTGCAAATGTTGGAGCTGAGTTTTCTTCATCTGGAAGTTCAATGACAAGATCTGGAGGAACTCCTCTTATTATAAACAGAACTACAAATTTTGGAGAACTTATTAAGTTTAGAAAAGATAATTCAGATGTTGGAAAAATTGATTGTACAAGTGCTGGTATTGGAATTTATTTAGGAGGTACAGCAGCAGCAAATAATTTAGACGATTACGAAGAAGGAACTTTTACACCTACTTGGACAGGCAGTTCATCAGTAAGTGTTGCTTCTGGTAACTATGGATATTATACAAAAATTGGTAATGTAGTTACAGTTCATTTTGGAGCAGTTCTTAGTTCAAGCAGTAATAGTTATTACGCAATAACTAACGCACCTTTTCAATCTAATATTGCAAGTGGAAGTGCTATGGGTTCAGCTAGAGAATATGGTCATACTGGATATTCGTATGTAACTATTATGGGAGATAATTCAACAACTATATCTATGGTATCGTATCAAAATAATGCAGTTGCAAATGCTTATTTAGCTTGCTCATTAACTTATAGAACAGATTAACAACACAGGAGATAAACTATGGCAATAACAAAAGAGACACAGATTGGTAAAATCGAAGTGGTCGGAAAATACAAATGCGTTCAAGTAAGAACGGATATTGTAGTTATGGAAGATGGCGAAGAATTATCAAGAAAGTATCATAGACATGCTTTGATGCCAGACGCAGTTATAACTGATGAACATGCAGAAGTTCAAGCAGTATGTAACGCAGTCTGGACACAAGCTGTTAGA